ATTTATGCTAAATTTCGTTAACCGTATTCATTTTTATTATTATAGTTCATATTCTATCACTTTGCGGAAGATATACATCAGGTTGGGCTGAACAGCTAGGTTTGTGATAAATGGCGCGTTGTAACCGATGAATTGCTTAGTTCTATCCACTCCAACGAAATTGGCGATAAGGTCGTTCGTTTCGTCTCTTACTGGCATGAAGCACCATTTACCCAGCACACCCAGAAACTTCGATTTGTCTTCATCCAACCTGTATATTTCACTAATTCTATCCTTGAACTTCTGAGACCAACCCTTATCAACATCATACCCCGGCTTATTTGCTGTGCCGAACGGAATCTCATCGATATAATGCTTAGTCATCCTGTCATTGTATTTGATGCGGGATTTCCCGCCCACTATCTGAAGCTTTATCTCCGACTCCGTTACACTGATGACGGTTCCCACTCCCGATAGAATCAAGCGACCGCTCACGTACAGTTTGCAGTCGTCAAACTTCTGGGTGACCTTGGATACATCGAAGCGGCTCACGTTGTGGAAGACTCTTCGGTTATTCATGATCGACATCGGGAAGTTGATGTCGTAGGAATATTCACCGTCATCGGTAACGTACTGGTTGCCGTATGTAATCTTGATAGATTGGCTGGCAGCCGGGAAGGCTGCCATGCCATTAATAATGCATGTAATCATAAACTTATTTGTTAGATTTCATCTTTTGAAATTGACTCCATTTGCGGTCGAAGCCATCGGGACCCGTAAATACCATGTACGACTTGATGCCGAGGTTGAGCTGTTCGTTGAGTCTGTTGATGGTAGAACTTACGTTATCGAGAGACGCTCCCATCTGCCCGTTGTCGTTATTGACATTTACAACCGGGGCCACAACGGCAGCGCCTCCCGTTCCCATGGCACGGCTTACGTCTTGAGCTGTAAGCGATGCTACGGTATTATTACGCTGGGCGGCATCGATGAGCTGAAGGGCAGGAAGAAGCTGAGGGTTATTCACGGCATTATGATTTGCCACGAACTCGCCTGCATGGACCACGCCAGCCTCCTTCTTATAATGGCCAGGACCCGTAAAACCGCCCTCGTAATATCCGGCTGCCTCCGCCTGATGCTGTTTTTTAATAGTCGCTATCTGGAGCATACCGGCAGCAGTGGCGAGTCCGGCGGCTATAGGGGCGATGATATAACCCACGGCAGGGATAGCTGCTGCTGAAGAGTAGGCGTTGATTGCCGACATGGCGGTGGAAGCGACTGCCTGAGCAATCTCTATTTTCATCGCCTTTTTGTTGGCCTTGGTCTTTGCCGCAGAAATCTCCTTGTCTCGTTTCGCCTCCAATCGTTTCTTCTTGGCCGAGTTATTGCCAGCCGCAGAAATCTGCTTATCGTAGTTCGCCTGAATCTTGGCCACCTCCAGGTCGGAGCATGCCTGCGAGTAGGCTGAAGCTGCTCCCATCATGCTGCTGATACTACTGAAGGCTGCGCCTGCGACGGCAGCTATCTCCTGATAAGTTTCCTGATTCATCTGCTTCTTGGCATCCTGATAAGCCTGTTCGCTGATTTTATCCTCCTCGCGAAGCTTCTGAAGATTGTCATTGACCATCTTCTGCTGTTGAATGGCGGCAATGGCGCCTCCGGCAATGGTGGCGAGATTATCAGATCCGAGCGAACCGCTACGGTCATCGCTCTGCCTTGTCATCTTCTTGGCGGTATCGAGAGCGGTGTTTGCATCTGTTCTCGCCTGGTCCTTAGCGTCCGGCTTGTATGATGCATACTTGTTAGCGATGCCCATCTTCATGCGCTGATATTCTTCCTCGCTTACCAATTTAGCCTTATGAACCTCATCCAGTCCTGTAAGCTCCAGTTCCATCTGCTGTTCGTTGCTGAGAGTGAGATATTCCTGCTTGAGTTGCATCAGCGTATCATCGTATTGTTTCTGACGGTCATACTGGTGCTGCTGTTGGCTGCGCTCAATCTCTCTGGCTATCTGCCAGTACTCATCAGAGGACTTCAGGTAGAGTGCCTGCTTCTCTTTGAGGAATGTCTGGTCGAGTTGAAAAAGCGTCTCATTGATAGCACTCTCGTTATGATAGAGGTCGGAGTCCTTGTTGTAATATTCGGCGGTGATGGCCTGTTCTGCCACCTGTCGGTCATACTCCAGTTCCTGGAGGTCTTGCGTCTGCTTGCGCTCATAATCGGCAGAGACCTTCTCTTTCTGGGCATTCAGACGTTTATACTCCTCGCTTTCAGCTTCGCCGTATTTGCGAAGGATGTCCATGCGCTGCTGAAGTCCCTGCGTCTTAATCTTCGCCATGCGGTCATTGTATTCTGCCAGGCGAATCTGACCGGTAGAGTAGAGGGTTGTAGCTTCCAACTGCTGAGCCTCGGTACTTTTCTTGGCATCATCAAGCTCTTTTTTGAGGGCAGCCTTGCGTTTGGTTTCTGCTTTGCGGGCGGCAGCTTCACGCTTCTTTCTTTCCTTCTCTTCAGCTTTTCTCTCCTTCTCAGTGGTGTAATGACCAGAGGAACCCGTTGTTTTGTTCGTTCCTGCACCTGTGCCTTGGAGACTCTTTTTCTCTTTCTTTTTATACAGTTTCCGAAGGTCTGCATTCTTTCTGAGTTCTGTATTATAATAGGTCTCTTCTGCATTGAGTTGCTGTTGCAGGCTCAGGTTTTCCTTGAGTCTCTGTGTATGAATCTCCTTCTGCTTCTCATTACTCTTTAATGCATCATTCTGTTCAATGAGCTGTCCGGTAAATGCATCTGCTACAGCTTCGCTTTCGTATCGTTCAGGATGTGACTTACGTTCGGCATCGACCGCTTTAAGAGAGTGGCGTATTCTGCTTTCTTTACGTTTCAGTTCCAGTTTCTTTTTGTTGATTTCAACCTTGCGCTCATATATAGCTTCTGCCATCGCCGCGTTCTCCAGCTCTTTGATGTAGTTCTGGATTGCAATCTGGTTGTCATTATACAGCTTTCCTTCCTTGGATATAGAAGCATGATACTCTGGTACCAGTTTCTGCATGGCTGCGATAGCTTGTCTGCGCTCATCTACGGTGTAGGCGTTGGAATGGATAACTTTATTAAGCATGTCCACTTTGTTGCGTTCATCAAGAGTTGCATCAGATACCTTCTTGGCGAGACTTGCCTGCGCTTCCGCAACCGCCCTGTTATTCTTTGCTTCCTGCGTACTGTTACGCATAGCTTCATTATACGAAGTAAAAGCTTTGACAGCTCCATAAACCGCAACTCCTACCACCGTGAGAACGGTGGCGAGTGCGGCCCATGGGTTAGTAAGACTTGCTAAGCGGGCCGCCCTCATCACAACGATATAGCCTTGTACGCCCTTTGTTAAATACGCCCATGATGCCTGTAGGGCTACCATGGCAGCACGCAGAAGGGTTGTTGTGGCTATATATGCTTTATCTACGGCAGCAGCGTATGTGGTGGCAGCCGCTTTTAGCTTGATGGCGATAGTTTCCTTATACCATAGAACTGTGCAAACAGCGATGGCGGAACCTATAACAGCGAGCTGCTTGACGTGGGTAACCGTAAAAGTTATCAATGTTGATAACACACGTATGCCAACACTTAGAGTAGAGATGGCGTATCTGGTTGCCGGGATGAGCTGCTCACCCAGTTCTACCGTGATGTCTTCAAAACGTTGCTTTGCCTTATCGAGCTGAGCCTGCACCGTATTGTTTTGAACATTGAACTCGTTGATAACACTCGTGCCTGAAGCGTACGACTGGGCAGCGAGATCCTGGGCGGTTCTTACCTGGTCTAAGTGCGAAGCTACCGCAGAGAGAACGCCAACGGCACGAGTGCCATTCAGCTGCATCTCCTCAAACATAGGAGCCATCTCTGCGAAACCACCTCTAGCTTTCATGGCTCCCAGGAACTGCATCAGCCCCTCGTTGGCGTTCGTCTTCATCAGGTTGGTGAATTTCTGAACCTCGATACCTGCTATCTTGGCAAATTTGGCCGGCTCCTGAAACATCTTGGTGATGAGCTGAGAGAAGACGGTAGATGAGGTCGCCTCTTCCTGCATGTTCTGGTCGAGGGCAGAAGCGAGACCCATCAGTTGTGCCTGAGTCATGCCAGCCTGGATGCCTACACCGGAAAGGTCAGCGGTGAAATCAACGATATATCCGGCATTGGCAGAGGAGTTCTGGGCGAGTTCATTGATAGCGGAACCAGTGGCAAGCATGGCTCCACGGAGTCCTTTGGTCTTATCTTCCCCGAACATCTGAGCGAGTTTGCCAATCTTATCTACCGCTCCTTCTCCCAAGTCATCGCCGAGCGCAACGTTAATCTTGTCGGCTCCATCAACAAATTCTTCAATCATATCCTTGCTGGTAATGCCCAGGCGACCGGCAGAACCTGCCAGTTCGTTGAGCTGTTCGCGGGCTGTACGGGTGTCCATACGCTTGAAGTCTTCGTTCATCCGGCGAACCTCTCCATCGGTCTGTCCTGTATATTTGCGGACGTTGGCCATAGATTCCTCCATGTCGGCGTAGGCTTGAGCTGAAGTTTTCAATGTTACTGTGAGAGCTGTAAGACTTCCCAGAACCTGGGTGAGTGCTCCCCAGTTTTTATTGAGACCATTCCAGAGTCTAGAAAAGAAGCCGGATGTAGCCTTACCTTCATTGTTAATGCGCTGCATCTCTGTCCTCACTTGTTGAAGTTGTCCCTGAAGCTTTTTCCATTCCTCAGAATTTCGTTCGATAGCACCACTTTTAAGCTCTCGATTGAGCGCTTTAGCTACTGTCTGTAAGTCCTTATATGATGCAGAAGAAAGGTTTTTGAGTATTTGATTTACCTTCTGCTGGGTAGTCATGTACGCATTAGCTTCAGCATTCAGCCTCTTGATTTGTCTTTCAAGGGCTGTTGTTGATTCACCTTTAGCGTAGGCTTCTTCCTTTGCCTTTTTGACGTCTTCCAGCTTTTTTTGCAGTTCTTTCAGTTTATCCTTGGCCTCCTTGGTATCAAGAATAACTCTGCTGATGTGGGTATCTGTATTTGTTGCCATAATTGAATATTTATATATTTACGGCAAAGATAACAAGGGCGGGAAAATAATAAAAATACGAGACCGTATTGATTACGACCTCGTATTTACTTGGTGGTTCCTCGTTCTTTATTGTAGAACTTATAGGCGATGTTGTTGGCATCCCATATTAAGTATTTTTTATTTCTGTTACTAATGGTCTGCTTATCTCCCGTAACAGTATTCTCTATTGTCACAAAGAAAAGATAGCCCTTTTTAACAATATCGCTGATCATGTTGTTCGGCGATGCTTGCCTAATTGGCTCATTGTATTTCTCATCATAGGTGTCGAATAGAGGTTCTAATGCTTTGGAAGGAGGACACGAACTATTGCCAAGCTTTCCGAAAGCATGGAAAATGACGAATGTGGCATAAGTCAAAACTGCCGATAATATCAATATACCTACCATAATTCTAAAGTTTATTATAATCTTTGTTGCAAATATAATAATAATCTTTGAAATATGCAAGTTTTTAATGTTAAATCTTTGCTTTAACCCCTATTATTTAACTACTTCCACGTATCTCGAATAGTTTATCCTGGAATGCGGGTTGAAGTTGACGATTTGAACCTGGTAGCCTTTTGTCCCCCAGCGCCACCATAAGAACTTATGCTTGTAGGTTCTGCTCACGATGGTGATGAGACTATCTCTTGAGATATATTGGCACAACCTGGCAGGGATATCGATATGTAGGGATAGCCATTTATCCTGATATGAAAAGACGGAATCTGCTGTATTGGGTACGGGTTCTATTCTTACTGTATCCGCTGTAGAGGATGATGCGGTATGGATAGATTTCACGTCCTTGAGCTTCACCTTGAGTTCCTCGATCAGTTTAGTATCTGCCAGATGCAGCTGCTTCAGTTCGTCACATTTCGCCTGAAGGGCTGTGTTCTTGGCCACAGAAAGAGAATCATCCAGGTTCCCGTATTGAATATCATAGGTAAGACTCCCCACGTTTTCCGTCTGTCTGTCGAGGTCTGCCTGCAATTTTCTGTTCTGGTATGCAGAACGTATGAAGGCAACCATGGTCACAATGAGCATGACTGCCAGGATTTGTATGGTAGTTTTTGGATTCTTCATCATGATGCGATATCTTTATATTCCTCGATGGCGTTAAAACAAGGGCACATCTTCTTCCATTTCGATTTATCCGTGCCCCAAATATCGCGATGCCCCATAATCTTTGCCTCAGGGAACATCTGCTTGAGCTTGTGGAGTAGGAGAGTGAGAGCGTCCTTCTGCTCTGGTGTGCGGTTATCCACAGGTTTACCGTCTTTATCAATGCCACCCATATAAGCCACATTGATGGCGGTCGAATTGTAGCCTTGCACTCCATTGCTTACCTCTTCAATAGCGAGAAGCTGATGAGTACCTCCATTGGGTGTGACTACGTAGTGATAACCAGGATTATTCCATCCTTTGCGACGAAACTCAGCCTTGAGATCGTCGATGGTCTGCTGCTGCGAACCTGCTGTGCAGTGAACGAAGATACGTTTAATCTGTCTCATTTTTATTGTGATTTAAAAATTTGTCTTTTAAGTCGGCGAATTTCGCATCGATAGCGATGCCAACTCCGAAGATGGAGCCTGCATACATAAGTGTCTGGGCAAAATACCAGAGCACATTATCTGTCACGTCACGAGATTGCGACGTGAAGTAACTGATATAAACCAGTATAATGGCGAGGAGGAGTGATACCACCGCTGACCCGTACTGAATCCATTCTTTTGTATTCTTCTGCATAATTGTATTCTTTTTATATTCTTGCGCAAAGATATAATTAAATTACTACCTATAAAAATACGATAGAAGGGCATGGTGTAACCAAATTATTTCGTATCTTTGCGGCATATTTTTAATACAGGAATTATGGATATTAAAAGATTTGATACTTATAGGGGCGTGAGCGTAGATAGATGCGGCACGAAGGGTGATGTTTCCGTTGTTCTCGTTGACACGGATTATGTCTATAAACCCAAGGAGGGTACTGAAGCCTATGAATTGTATAAGCAGATAGAGAGCGGTGAGGTGATAGGTATTGTCTTTTATTACACAAGGGAGATTTCCGGAATGGATGCAATCAGTTGCGCCGTGTTGGTAACAAGGGCTGATTTCGAGAAGATGATTACCGTGATAGAAGACTGCCAGTTTATTGGAAACAAGGTTCACGGGTTGCCGATGGGTATTGAAATGTTTTCGCTAGAGGGTGCTCATCTGAGTAATTTTAAGGTGTGTTAATGAAAATGCCGTAACGCCGGCTCTGGCGTTATGGCGACTCTTCTATCTCTATGTTGATTCTTCCGTTTTTCATATAGATTTCGATTTCTGCTCCCTTGTTAAGAAGCGAGTTTATCTCCTTCTCTGTAGGAAGTTTCTTCAGTATTCTTTTCTTCATTTCTCTTATTCATTATATTTTTGGCGATATTCATGTATATCGCCTTTTCCGTGTATTTGTATTTCAACTTTACTACCTCGAAGTGACCTTCTATGTAGCAGTATTCGTAGAACTTCGGCGGTAGCTTCGCCATGATTCTCCTCTTAGTCGCATATTCGTTATAATGCGTCATGATGCCAAGGTAGGAGTTGACTGATGCGATTTCCTTTCTGATATCGTCTATCATTCCTGACTCGGCGGCTTTACCTAGTCTTCCAACCGCCAGTGCAAAACTATTGACTGTATGGTTGGCTACATAGATTCTGCCAGGCTTAATGATTGCTCCGGTAAACTTGATACCCTTGGAGTAATGCTGTATGTATGTTTTCTTCTCGTTCAGCCTCAATCCAAGCTTGGCAAGCTCTTCTCTCAACATAGGGATGATGGCCAGCAGCTTCGCTTTATCCTTGCTTACGAAAGAAATGTCATCCACGTATCTGTCATGTCTTACGCATACCGCATCAATCTTCCAGTCAATCACATTCAGCAGAAAGTTGGCAAATAACTGAGCAAAGAGATTGCCGATGGCGATTCCTCTATCATCGCCGTTGGTAAACAGCGATTTCTCCTTCGGGATAAAGTTCCACATCCACAGGGGGCTTCTTCTTTCGCAGTAAAGCTCAGGTCGGTGCATGATGACGAGATTACATAACCACCTGAGATCTTCCTTGTCATCTCCTTCGTAGTACTCAACGATAAAGTCATCTATCATCTTTGCCAGCTCTGACTTGATGATGCTCATAAAGAATCCTTTCAGGTCAACCTTCATCACGTAGGCATCCTGGGTGTAGTTCTCGCTCTCTTCACGGATATCCTCGGCAAGCTGAGTCACGCCAGCTAATTGCCCCTTACCTTTTCGGCAGTTATACGTTCTGTCGCAGAAAACCTGCTCAAAAAGCGGCTCCAGCCTCAATGCGATATAATGATGGATGATTCTGTCTCTGAACTGACCTGCAAATACTTCTCTATAGCGAGGATAGCGGACGACAAAGCAGATAGACTTTCCGATTCTATATTGACGTGAGTTAACTTCGTTTGTCAGTTCGACTAAGTTGCGAACATAATTCAGCTCGAACTCCGTAGCGCCGACTGTGCTCCGCTTCCGTTTGCGGCAGTCTAGATATGCTTCTAGCATCGTTTCGAAATCTATCATTTCTATCTTTTCCTTTTTTTTATAACCTTTCGGAATGCGTCTTCTTGATTAGTGCTGAAACCGGACGAACCCTGTTCTGATTGAACTTATAGTTGTTGTTCACGTTGCCGTCGCTCAGATTCAAGTTCCAAGCGTTATCAGCCGAGTTCTGGGTTGACGCCACATATCTTGTTCTTTACCATAAATGATGGTTGTGGCCCATTTATTTCGGAAGACTGTTCTCCTAGTTTGGCGTACCTCCCTAGCTCTGACTACGTTCACTCTCCGCCCTTTCAAAGGCTGCGACGAGCGAACCATTCCATGCTGTGCTCTGCCGTCCGATACTATCCATCAACAGGAGCAAGTTTGCCAACTTGCTCCTGCCTTTTATCCACTGATGTTCTCCGGCTATCTCGATCAAGGTATTTAATAATTCCAGGTTGGATTGCAGCTCAGTCATTTCAGCGATTCGTACCCTTAGATTTCTCTCCATATAGACCTTTGCTATAATATGCAGAGAATTGATCGCAGTACGCTCGATTCTGTCACCAACAACATATCTCTGCTCTTTCGGGAAATCCTTGATTACATAAATCACCTCGTTCAGAAACTTCTTAGTCTCTCTATAAATTCTCGTCTCACTAGCAATCTTTGCCATTATAAATACCTTTTTCTCAAATAACTTGTTACCCCACGCCTTTAAGGGCGTGGGAGAATTAAAGAACTAACTACTAACTACTGTAAAAATGCTGAAACCGGACGAACCCTGCGCTGATTGAACTTATAGAAGTTGAGCACGTTGCCGTCGCTCAGATACAAGCTCCAAGCGTTATCAGCCGAGGTCTGGGTACTAGACCAGTACCATGTCTTCTGCAACTGTGTTGCGCCGTTAATCTTTGACAGGGCATAGTTAATCTTATCGAAGTTAGCCCAAATCATAGCCAGCTCACCGAGAGATGGCAACCACCACTTGCCTGCCAGCAAACCTTTACCGTTTGCGTTTGCACGAGAATACTTGTTGCAGAATCCGGGAGCATACGCCTCCGTGTTGGTGATGTTGGTTGTCGAACTTGCCTTGATGATAGCGCCAGTATTGGTCTTGCCGGTGAAATCCGCAAACGCAGTCAATCTATCACCTGTCGTGGTTACGCCACTGATATTCACGCCATCACCCTTGCTTGAAACGTTTCCGTCCGAACCTGTCACCTTGGTTGGCTTAGAACTCCATGGAAGTCCTGCGCTTGCCTCGGTAGGAGCAATAACAATATGCTTACCACCCTCTACGAGTAACACACCGTCGGCAATCTGGCCGCCCGACTGGAGTGATGGCCAGTCGTTTACTCTAACTGCTAAAGGCCAGCCGTCGCTGTTACGATGATACATGACGAATACGCCGTCGTACATCTGCAATGAATTCGCCTTGACAGCTTCAATCATTGTGTTCTTGCTCGCGTTAGTGATAGCCTGACCGTTAGAAGCAAGCCACTCGCTCATTTTCTTTGTCTGAATTCCCATAATTATTATTTTTTAAAAATTACTACTCAAAATTACTTATTCTCTTCCCCGTTTCCGATGATTGCGGTAACTGCATCAATTACGCATGGAGCACAGTTCTGAACCACCAGCTTGCGGATGATTTTCGTCTCTCTCTCGTTGTACTCCGTCTCGGAATTGCCGTTCCACATCTTGGTTGCGAGGGCAGTGCCCTCGAGACCTAAGCCGTTTCCGCGGTTATACACAAGGTTAGCGATGTCCTTGCGGAGATTCACTACTTGGCAAGATGACTTGTCGATTGAGGTATAGACCTCTACGTTGTCTAGATTGTATTTCATATCTATCTATTTTATCTGTTTATATATCTAACCAACCACTCGGTACCGTTGAACCAGAAATAACTTACCTGCCCTCTGGTTCCCGAGAACCACGTTTTCGAGTCCTTATTGGCATTGAGGTCGTGAATATTGCAGGTTGACGTAAAAATCACCTTTCCGTCTCCACGCTGAATCACGACAAGATGCTGTCCCCATATACCTTCTGTATCTGGTAAGGTGAGGGTTATGTCTTTTGTGTTATAGCACTCGATATTGTAGTTGTAGCAGGAGAGTGCCTTATTCTTATCGATACGTACGAAAGACGGCCTTAAACCGGCAACGTCTCCATTCTGTATAAGTATCGCATGATTACCCTTTTCAGCATCAGTCATATCGATATCACCTGCTCCGGTTGCCCAAAGACTCGCCAATTCCAGCGCAGCACAATAACTTCCTTTGTCTTTTTCAGAGTTAGCCGTAACATGGAAGTATCCTCCCACGTTGATATTGTTCGTGTCACTAGAGAAAGAACTGACTTCTATACCATGGCGATTCTGGTATCCGAGATTGATGTTATATCCTGCGTTGTGAAAGAAAGCTCCCCAGTTTCCGAAATGAATGAAGTCGTTCGTGAGATACATATTGTATCCATTATTAGAGCCAAGAGCGTCCTCGTTAATCTTGAATCCGCCTATACTTCCACCTTTCGCCATGATGGTTCCGGAAATTTCAGCATCGGTAGCCTTCAGGTATCCTCTGTTCGTTACCGAGAACGGAGCCTCGCTGCCCGTCTCTGCGCCAAGCCATAGCGCGTAGGCTGAACCATCACCATTTCCATTCGGAACCCTGAAGGAACCGAATATCTTGCCGTCCTCACTCGAACTATACAGGTTGATTTCGTTCGACCCGAAGAGGTTGATCTTGGCGTTCTCCGCGAGAAAGAAATCGGTCGCAATGAAGGCCATGCTCATGTCAGCCGCAGACCAGTACTTGCCGAACTCGGAAGAACCCGGAGTATTCCTCGTATCCGTCCTGCCTGTTGACTCGTATTTCAGAATGCATCGATACCAAATCTTGCCTATCAGTACAGCATCAATGAATTTCTCGTCACTTCCGCCAGCCATATACTCGTATGGCTCCGTCTCCGATGAATCAACGAAACCCTTGTGATGTCTCCAGATTGCGCCTGCGCTGCCACGCTCACCATCTTTCGGCTGGCGAATAACAGTAAATACCGCACTTGACAAGATGTTCAAATTCATGTGCTCAGTAGGGATTCCCTGAGTAGCTTTAAGCTCCTCAACGTAATCATAGTCCTTATCATTTCCGTTGCTGACATATACAGGAGCATCATACCAGAAGAACTTCATTAAGCTTACTGCTTCTTCTTCTGTATTCATCATCAGGCAGTCGTATATGTTACCCGAACCATCACCCAAACTATATTCAGCCGTTTTCCCGTCATAGCCAACATATATGACAATATAGTTATCGGTTTCAAACACCTTGTCTAACTCTTCCGATTTATCGCCCGTATGCTTGATGAAATGGAAGCGCCCCAAATCCTTCGAAAGGAACTTTCCAGTTTTGCCGTCTGCCGTAACGGAATCTGTATCAAGGCGAATCTCGTATGACACAATAGGCTTACCCTCCACCTTGACCCATTTGTACGAATCGGGAGTACTTGGATCTTTAGCACTGGTAGTATAGCATACACCCATGTACGGATAACCGATACCGGCAGGATCCGATGTACTGAAACCGGTAGCCGTAATCTTTCCGCTTGCATCCTTAGTGATGTTTTCCGCCCAAGCTATATGATAATAGTATTGGGTGGCATTCTCGCCAGGCTCTCCTTTGATACTTCCGCAATTAACAAAACCATACATGACGTTTGCATCAGAACTGTCTCCGTTGACATACACCCACAGCTCTCCGGCAATCAGGTAACAATCACCGAGATTAGCTCCGCTCTGAGGAAGCAGGTTAGGCGCGTCTTTCTTGCCTTTGATGTTGATGGACGTGCCATTAGCGCCATCTTTACCGTTCATGCGCACGTACGATGGTATGCCTGGTTTGCCCTTGCTGTCGTAATGGGTAACCCGATACCAGAGGAATGGCTTCGCTGCGGTAGTCTTCAGTGGAGCGTCTTGCCAGTCTGCGCTCTTGATGTCGCTAGGCTGAGTATTAACGTCCGTAGTAGTCTCCTTTGCACTGATAGCGAAATCATATTTGGTATAACTGCCATTTACGCCATCGGCTCCCTTTTCGCCAACAATACGCATCACGTTCCATGTTCCGTCGCCGGTCTTCACACGCATATAGAAGTCCGTGCCCTGCTCAAAGCCGTTATGCCAAGGACCCGTATCGTTACTGGCGTATTGGCAGGTGACCGAAGCACCATCCTTGCCGTTTGTTCCGTCATGATTGATGGTGATGCTTGCCATGGCGAGCGGGTCGCCAACCGGTTTTCCTATTGCCATATTAAAAGCATAAACGCACGCATCTATCACGCTTGCCGACTTACCTACATAAACATAGAAAAAGCCATTATTAAAGATAGACTTCGCAACTTTAGAGCCTTCAGCGGTGTAGTACAGCACGGTTCCCTTGCATAGTTCTCGCTTAGAACCTACCACCTTATATACATAGCATTTGACGACTGCGCAAGATTTGTCCTGATTCCACAGAACAGTGCCGCTGGCCCAGTTGCCGTTCGCATCAACAGACAAGGCTCTGGTAGAGGGTACGATCTCGTAAGAGACCGCATCCTCGCCGTTCGAAACGCTTGCTATATGAAATGCTTTGCGTACTATAGTCATATTTTTTTGTTTTTTTACGTTGTCAAATCCGTAATATCACAGATTATCTCTCCATCGATTCCGTTATTCGCGGTGATAAATTTCTCAGGTATTACAAACTCCGTCTTCTCGTCTGAGTCGAGAAATGGAGGGTTTGCCGAGGAACCCTTTTTGTTTAGCTTCGTGCCTACGGAATCAAACAATCCCATGCTGAACTTGCATCTTGCTGCATCAAGCTTGGTATCTGAACCGGCATGTTTCACGTATGGCTTAAATCTGAATGCCACACCGCTTCCCTTATAGCTGATAAGAGATGCCGGCTTTCCGTTGTCGTCCACCGGGTTAGGGTAAACTTGCCATGGGTCCGAAACATCGGTCACGCTCTGAATATCTGTACCATATACGCCATTGGCGTTTGACACCTCACACATGAACAGCGCTGCTCCGTTAACCATTCCCTCTGATACATCAAGGATGGAGTCCGTTTTACCTTCGAGAACCACCCAGGCGCCATCTTTCTGCTGGGACCACTTAAACGTGAACCCGTCCTTTGTTGTTCCGCTACTTGTAACGACAACGGCTTCAAGCTGGCAGCTTCCGTCTTTCACGGAGATGACAAAAGGAGTTCCCTTGTATGTTGCAGGAGACTGGATTCTCACCTTCTTGGAGGATACATCGCCATAACCAATTGTTACCGGGAAGATTCCTGTCGCACCGAAGCTTGTATTATCAACCGGAACAGTGGCAACTGCCGTGATGGAGAACGAACTTTTGCCGTTAATGTTAATCAGGTTTTTGACAACCTTTAAGCACTGAACGGCCACGCCGTCAATCTCTTTCGACATCTTTACGAAATGTCCTGTCTCGTTGTTAACACCAAATGTCGTTGTTGATTTTCCGCCCGAGAATGAAAGCTGCTTGCCGTTAACGTACCAGATGATATTTTCGTCCTTAATCACAACAGACTTTGCGCTGTTCTCGGAATCATACAGAAGGAGCATCAATAACGGAGAGTTATTCTCGTTAAATACAGGTACGACATCACCAGCGTCATTGTAATACTGGTTAATATCACCCTGGTCGCACAGCAATAAAGGGTAGTATGACTTACCATTTGATATACTGATAATTCTAAAGGTTGCACTACTTTTACTCATCTGTTACCTCGCTTTCTTTATTTGTTACTATTTCTGCGTCCTTTGCGGTGTCAGCCCCTTCTGTTCCGGTTTCCAGATCCCCTTCTGAGGTTTCGCTGTCGCCCGCCCCACTTGGACTGTCAGGCTCCTCAGTGCCGGCATCCGTGCTTTCGCTTCCTGCACCGATACCGGTATCAATGCCTGGTGCCGTATTCTCTTCAGTATCCTCACCACCATATTCCTTAGGCGTATGGCAAGGAAGGCAACTTGTTCCTTTAATCTCGGCCTTAGCCTCCAACGGAGTGAGCAGGGCGCCACCAATTCTCTTACATCTCTCAGAAAGCGTATTGCCTTCTACTTTTTCGAGTGCAGACTGGAACAGAAGATAATTCCCGTCAAATGTTTTCTGCACTACAAGGTAAGCTGGCAGAATTGCTTCTCTTACCTTTTTTGTTACTTTTACGTAATATGGCATAATCGTATATTTAATATATTAAACAATCGCTCAGTCGCCTTCGTAATCTCTTGTTACGATAACGTTTCCATCGGCATCAGTAAGCCATTCGCCGGTATCAGAAACCAGTACCTTATTGGTTCCTCTGTCTTCTATATCGCAGAAGAATGTTTTTCCATACTCCATTGGCATCATCACTTCTTCGCCTCGCATTTTCTCTTCCTCTTTCGTACCATCAGATACCTTCCAGGAAGCGTAGAGATAGCGGTTCCAATTTTCGACAACGCCCTGCCCGTCACTAACAATAGCCTTCACGCATGCTGCATCCGTGCTAGAGCGGAGTCCATCTCCTCGCACATCGCACGTAAGCTCAGGGAACTGACGCTTAATAGTCGTGTACGCCCGAGGATCATACTCGGCAGGCGCAGTTGGAAACTTCTTGCTGGCACGATAGAGAGCGTAAACCACGTACGTCTGCCCGTCTCCGATAAGCTCGCGGTTGACGGTGAGCGATGTAATGCTTCCATTTGCGGTCTTGACAGCAGAAACGATATCGATGTTATCGAAATCTACGTTGCCGGTAAGCGGGGTTTCCGTACCATTCGAATTTCTGCGGAACCAGAGCAGTTTACATTTATCGCTATTAGTGATATCCTCGGTTCCCTTCATAATCTTTGCGTTGATGGTCTGCTGCTCGCCCATTCGGAGTGGATTGTAGATTGTCGCCTTATCGGCATCTATCATCAGCTCAATGCTTGCAAGGGAAACGTCGTTGGTGATAAGCGGAATACTCTTGTCAAACTTGTATGTGTGACCATCTTCCACATAGATTCCTACGAATCGCATCGCTCTAGGAATGCCGACCTTGCCGTTTTTCTTGACAACGAGCTGACCTGCATAATCTCCTGATGTAACAACATCGTATCCGTCTGGCATAGTTACTCCCTGACTGTAGACAGGCGTCTGGCCGCTCGGTGTCACCTCGAACCATTCGAACGAGAGCAGCTTGCTATTACACGTCACGGCTGCTATCGGAGAGTCTGGGTTAATCAGCGTACAACGAGGAAACAGGTTAAGTGGCCCATCGTTGTAGTCCGGATAGAAAATGTCATCAATCGCATCGTAGTTCTGCGTGTTCGGAACGTAGCCGTCTGCCATTACCTCGATATTGCACATAGTCGAGTAGATGACAGGAGCCTTATCCATTTTCTTTCTGTTACTTCTTGCTAAAACCATAATTTACAATTTTAAAATTCAATCTCAATTTCAGACGAGTAAGTCTCGCCATCTTTAATTTCAGCGGTACACTTGAAGACACAAGGATTATCGTACGACCACTTTTCTCCCAGATCGCTTCCTTTGAGCGGTAGGGTGAGTTGGTCTTTTCTCTGTGCCACCTGTTGTGCCCACTGGTTATCTTTCTCTGTATCTCCTGTATCTCTGGTCCATGCAACGTTGAAAAGATGTTCTGTTACATCGTTGTTGTATAGCTTTCCGACCACGGATAGAGTAGTGAAGGCCGTGAGTTCGCCAAGGTCGTTTCTCCGGCTAAAAACATAATTCTTGGAGAATCTCCAGCCATCTGAAGATACGACATTGATTGCGAATTCCGGATTACCCTCAACGAACGCCCAGCCAGTGCTTGCGTATTTGGGTTCAACAGCCGTTTTATCTACAAGGCATCTCCACCTGCAACCGTAGTGCCAAACGTCATGTACTTCTGTGGCAGTGCACCGGTATGGCTTGTCTCCTCTGGCTACTTCAAGCGACCATTTTCCTCTGTCAACAACATCCTGCTTTACGTTGCCCTGGTAGTCCGTCCTGAGAATATTCTGTACAGCCAGATACTTGGCATAGAACGCTCCGTCACGCTTGTCTGCAAGAGGATAATCTGCGAAGATGAACGACAGCGCATCTGGAAGCTTGCCGATGGCCACCGAATAGTTACTTTTATCGATGATAGGCTTCGTTACATGATCAAGCCAGACAAGTAATCCGTCAGACGACGATATATACCAGCAGCTCTGCCTGTCTTCATCCACGGCGTTGCCCCAGCGGATTAACCGGGCAAGCTCGCAAGGAGGATGATTCGCACCAGAAGGAACCTCGCTATCGGGATAGCAGACCACAGTAATGGTGTTTGCAACGGTATTCACCGAAAGAACTCTCAGCCACATATCATAATACCCCCCATTTCCTGATAGCCTATTGACCGATGCTAAAATCACATCGTTCTCCCTGAAAGCCGTAAAGTCACCTTCCCATCGTTTTTGAAGCCTCAGTAAATAGGTGGTATTGCCGCCTTCAGATGTTGCAGGAATCTCGCTTACACTCTCAATCAGTCCGCTCTCCGTGAACACAAAGTTGCTTTCCATTGCCGTCTGGCGGTTCACGATAAGCTCCTTGGCGATAACAGAGCTTCGCACAGTAATCGATTCCACCTCAGCATTGCCCTTTTCGTCAATCTGCGCACCCGTGCCGCCCATGATGCCCGAGGTAAAACTACCAAACTGTGTACCTCCCTTCATCTTAGCCGTTGATTCAGAGACGATTCCTTTCAGAAAAGTGATAACACCGGCAGCGGCATCGTCATGTTCCCTGGACAGGTAGGTTCCGTTGTCCTGCTTGGCATAGTCGAGCAGGGCAAGCAGGGCGCTTCCCACACGCCATGCCGTGTTGGCTCCCTTGGCACGCTCATCACGTATGCCGGTGAGCATCCTGGTCAGTTCCTGTATGGTATTTTCGTTTTGCATGATTCTATTTCAATTTTGAAGCAAAAATACAAATAAGATTCCTGAAACAAAAATACACTATATCTTGCCAAACATCTGCTTGAACAGATCTGCCATCAATCCCTGGTATTCCGTACCGTAGAAATAGCCCTCCATATCGTTGAGCTTCATGATGGAAATATAGTATTTCCGGTTGAACCATGGGCGGCGCTGTCTCGGTTCGCCCAGATGATGCTTCGCACGATATTCCTTATCCAGAAAGTAGAGGTCGCCAGGGTTGCCATGGTAATAACCGTTGCCCGTTCCCGTCTCCTGATACAGGCCGTAGAGCAGGAACTTGTGGGCGATGACTCTTGATGATCCGCCAAACGATGTAGCCTGCACACTGTTGTAAAGAGCACCCGTATGGCGGATGCGGTAGTGTATGATCTTCTCCTTCCAGATGTTCACCATCTCTTCAGCCCATCCACGCTCATAGGCGTGGATGTCTTCCTGGGTGACGGGAGTCTTGATGTTATTCGTTCCATTCTTCATTGTTATATACCAGATCTAGCGGCTCACTCACGTCGATGTGGAACTCTACGCCCGTAAGCCCGTTAATAAAATATGCGCCTATCTCCCGATTATCTACCTGGTCGCTCAGCAGATAGGTGAAATCGCTTTCCCACTTCATCTTGTCTATGAGGATGCGGCTCAGAAACTGGCGGAATATCTTGCGGCAGGTGTTGAGCTTCTCCTGGCGGTCGTTCATGTCGTTGAGTCTGTAGCGCATCAGGATCCACACCGTATAGGTTACTATCTTGCGGAAACTTCCGTCTCCGTTCACCGCCACGTTGCCGTCGTTGGTATCGTCTATCACTATGAAGTTCCTGCTCTTCTGCATATTTGCCAGCATGCCCTCAAAGGCCATGGGACTGGAGCAGGTGGTGGCCAGGAAGCCCAGTTCCTGAGTAAGCTTGTTCTTCTTCGTCAGGTCTCTGAAATAGGAAAAAGCATCGAAGCCCACCTGTACCGATGGAGTGTTGATGTCTGTCTTGATCATGATTTCTTCAGTCTTTTGTTCAGTTCTTCAGCTTCACGTGCCTTGGCATCCAGCTCGGTGAGTGCCCTCCACACGTCAGCCTTCTTGATTATCTCTTCCTTGGTGATGTCTCCACCTGTCAGCGCCCTTATCTGGGCGTTCATGGCTTCGGTGGCATCATACTCGCCGTCACCGCCGGCTGGCTTGAAGAGATGAGGGAAATGTGTGGAAAAGTTGTACTTTATCCACATAAACCAGAGGAACACACCTATCACCTCGGGCGCAGAGCAGTCTATCTGCCCTGCTTCGCTGCCATCCTCCTTCAGGTAGAGGATGGCAGCCATCTCGCGGATAGGCGTATCGTCCGACTGGTCGCTCTGTAGGAAGTTCTGGTAGTAGTTGTCGCAGACGATGTAGTTGTAGAACGGTACATCGTGCAGTTCCACGTCCGCAGCCTTGAAACGGCCTATAAAGTCGAGCCTGTTGTCTGCTCCCTTGCCGTCGAAGATGAAGTTGAATTCCTCGCAGAACTCCCTCACCTGCCATAGCTCAAGGAAAAACCGCAGCTTCTTGCCTTCTTCGGTCTTCACCCCACAGAGCCAGCCGTCTTTTTTCTCGTTGAGCACCTTCACGCCCGCAAACCTGCAGAACAGGTAGGTTTTTATCTGCCATTCGTCCCAGTCCTGCGTAAGCAGGTAGAGCACGTAGCGCAGCTGGTCCTGCGTCAGTTCACTCCAGGAGTGTGGGGCATGCAGCACCAGCGTGCCGTCAGCCAGCAAAGAAGAAGGTTGTGTCGTCAGCTTTGTTTTCATAACTTTTCATGTGATTGGCCTTGTAGGCCGATGAAACCGCGTATTTCTCGAAATCACCGATGTGTTCCTCTATGAACCGAAGCAGGTTCTCGAAGAGAAGGGTGCTGCGATGCAGGTATTCGACGGTCGTTTTCTCAGTACCATTTACGGTGAGGTGTTCACCGATGAAAGCGAGCATTTTTACCTTTGCCGCACGATGAGATGGGGCAAAATGACCTTTTCGCTCCTCGGCGATGATTTCATCGATGAGGGCATCGCCCAACTGCTTGCGCAGGAATGCCTCGGTGGCATCGATGGATTTCTTGTACTTCACCAGGTCGTCATAGGTGAGCTGCCCGCTTACGCCGCACCAGCCCGAGAGGATGGCAGGCGACCATACCAGCGAGTTAATGTTCATCTCTGCCTGTTCCGTCTCGCTCCAGCCGTCAAACTTGCGCATCAGGAAGATAACCTGGTGCTTGTTGTAGTCGCGCTGGTAGGTGAGTTCTGCCTTCATGGCTTCCACTCTCGCCTGCGATGCCGGAGCGATATTCTCGTTGGATACCACGCCGAAACCGTTGTCGGTCATGATGAGGTCATGCGAGTGCAGACGGCTCAGGAAGGTGGCACGTATCACGTAGCTGCGGATGGCGGTCATCAGTTCCGTGCCTTCCTGCGTGGCTTCCTCCGCATATTCATTACCTATCACCTGTTCCACCAGCTCGCTGTATGGAATGCTGAATGATGGCTCCATGTTCCTGAAGACATCTTCGGTGGCAGCCCCCACGAAAGGAAGGAGCTGCTCAAACTGTTCAATGCTAATCTTGATCATCTGTCTTTGAATTTGGATTGTTAGACACTTTCTTGGCATCCTTATTCTCATCGAGCGTGGTGAGCATGATGAGCGGAACGTCTGGATAAACCTTCTCTTCCCAGTGATTGAAGTAGATCACCACCCAGTGAACGGTCTCCATCAGGTCGTGGAATGCCTTCTCTATACTCTGCTTCAGCGTGAAGAGTTCACGCTTGTCGGAACCCGAATTGTTGGTCTGGCTCTTACCGGGCGTGGCACCCACCAGGTTAGGGTGGATGTTGTCGGCATAACACTGCATGTTGTTGCTCTCGGCAATGTCGTCGCTGTAGTCGCCTCCGTCCTTCGAGGTGTCGATGCGGGTGATGCGCACCATCTTCACCTCCTTGCCGTCGGGCGTGGTGTAGTAGCCCGCTATCCAGAGCTTGCCGCTGTTCTCTATGCCCGATATGAAGGAGCGGATTTTCTCCTTCTCGGCAAGCTTGCGCTGTTTCTGCTTCTCGGGGTCGGTGATGTGTTCCTCCTTGAAGATGCCGCGCCAGTAGTCGTTGTGAATCTCTACCAGGTAGGGAATGGTGGCGTGGTTCTTCAGCTTTGCCATCTTGCCGATGGCGATGAGCCGGGAGATGTCGTACCATTTATCCCTGAAGATGGCGGAATAGTAGGGCACGGGATAGTACTGGCAGCCTGGGGTAGGGAAGCGGGTTACGATGGCAAAGACGCGCTCCTTGCAGGCCGGCTGGGTGCTCTGCCGTGATTTCACCTTGCCGTTCTGTCCGTCAAGCCCCATGCGCTTCTGGAGGTCGCCCAGAGGGTCCAGCTCGTCGAGCAGTGGCAGGACCTCTACGTTGTCGGGCGTTACGCTGTTTCTCCAGTTGGCATAGAGCACGTATTCCGAACGTCCGTTCTTGCTCTGGGTAAAGCGGCAGTAGCATGCCTCCTTGTGTCGGATGCCCACTATCTTGTCGCCCTTCTTGTTGAGGATGACGGCCGATACACAGAAGAAGAAGTATTTCATGTCGGTAATCTGCTCCAGGAAGAAGCGGCTCATGGAATTGTGCATCCTGAACAGGTTCACTTCCTTGTCCTTGCTGGGCAGCTTGGTATCCACGTCGTTATACTGGAAGCCCATGCCGTAGCAGGTGAGCACGTTGAAGAGTTTATTCTGTGCCATCACGCTGCTCTCCCCTATTCGCCTGATAAGCTCGTAGGGCAGCGCATTGTCTTCGCCGAACGGTATGTAGGTATAACTCTTCTTGCCTATCTCTATCTCAACGAGAGGGGTGGTTCCGTCATCATCGAAGATGCTGCCCGACTCCACGAATCCGCTGGTAGGGGAGGAGGTCTGATAGTCGAGCACAGCACCCATGGTGGCGAAGGTGATGTCAATATCGTTGTTATTCTTTTCCATAATCTGTTATAAATAAATAGAATGATCATTATATCTGAAGATGAAGATATCCCTCACCTTGCGTATCTGATGATTCACGGGGTTGTAGAGGTTGTGGGTTCCCTGCTGCCAGGAACTGCTCTTCACCAGCCAGCCCCGATACTGGATGATGGAACCGTCGCTGCCCTTCCAGCAGTCCAGGTCCACGGGCGTGCGGTCGATGCGGGAAATATCCAGCGCACGCCTCAGTTCATTGATGTGAATGGCTTTGGGTGTTGTATCCTTTGGCATGTCTGCGACAAAATTATAAGGGTGAAACTTCTAGTTGAATGTATCATCGAAGGAATCATCAAAGATTCTTCCCGATGTGGAACTTACGGTTCTGAAGATGACGTTCTGTACCCTCTGGGCATACTGGTAGGAGAAGGTGAACTCTGCCAGGTCGTCATCTTCGTTGGTCCGTTCGCTTTTCGAGTCGGTAAAGGTGATTTCCTTATCCTGGGCATAATCCCTGAAGAGATAGACTTCATCGCTTCGCAGCAGGTCTTCGGCAAAATGAGCCATGGATGGCGGAATAATGCCGGTGTCGCCCTCGAAGGTGCGGGTCTCCCTTACGGAATAGTTGATTTTCTTACCCTCAATCACTGCCTGCTTGCGCTCGAAGGTTGGGGCAATCTTCTTCTTGCCCAGACAGTAGAAGATCTCCTGGCAGCCGAACGAGTTCGTGAAGAGCAGCACGGGGTCTGCCACGGCCTGCGTGTGGTCTATCCTGAACTCCTGCTCTCGCTTGCCCACGCTCACGGTATAGGCAAAGAGACTGCCCTTGCTCTCATCGTAGAATCTGTCGGGCGACACATCGAAGGTGGTTACACCCTTGTCGGTATGGACGGGCACGTCTTCCGCTCCGAAGGTGGCGGTGTTCACGGTGTGATTGCCGTCGAAATACTGGGCTACCACGATGGGGATGGTGCTGTCTGTGCCTGCTGCATGCAGGTATTCACGATGCCCCAGGCGGGTGAGCTTGTAGCCATCGAGCAGGGTGAGGAAGAAAGTGTCGAGGAACGCCTCGCAGCTCATGTTGATATCTACGGTGGCATAGTGGGCAGTAAACTTACCCGTCCAGCTGTCCGTGTCGCTGTCGCCCGTATGCTCGGTGATTTTGATGGTGCAGTCGGCCACCACGGTCTGGCGCACGTAGTCGGCTATGAGCGTGCCCAGGTCGTGTATGGTCACCTTGCCCGAAACGGGGTAGTAGTTTTCGCTGAGCACCTCTTCATCGCCACAGGTGATGGTGACGACGGCATACTCGCCGCTTATCTTGAAGGAGAAGGCGTCGAGCTCGCTGGTGAAGATGGGCGAAATGGGTTGGTTGATAACTGTAATCATATCTCTGTTTCATTAAAACAATGCAAAGATAAGATGATAGGGGAGAAAATAAAAATACCCAGCCGCCTCACGGCGACCGGGCAGCAAATGTTGTACTTTTAAATATAAGTTGTAATCGGCTACGCTTAGCCTAAGCTTATGAACCTTTTGAACAGGTTTATATGATTTCTAATTGAAAAAAAATGAATGTCATCATTTAGAAGGGCGCTGAATCGCCCTGCATTATCCAGGCCAGCTGCTTGCCGCTATAGCCCATCTTGTAGCCCTCGTTCAGCATGTATTCCGTGATAGCGTTGACGCTTGCCGTTACCATATCCGATATGTCGGTCTGAATCTCCTTCGAGGTCTTGTATTCCACGGGAGCGTCTTTGTTCGGATCATAGGGCTGGTAATCTTCCAGGTAGGCGTGGAGGGCTACTCCCATACGCCACAGCTCTGCTTCCGTCATGCCGCACCTCCTTTCGCCTTGAGTGCGATTTTCATGGTCTCGAAGAGATTGCTCATGCGCTTGAAGGCGTTGAGCATGAGCAGCACCTTGCCGGGACCTCCGAAATCGTCCACGCTGTTGGTCACTACCTCGTCTGATACAAGCTTATCCTGTATGAAGTTGAGGTTCTCGATGAAGTTGTCGAGCTGGGCAACGTTCATCATATCTGCCAGCGCATTCCATACTTCCGCAGTCATGCGCATATTGGTTGAATTATTCTCGTTCATGCCTAATTGTTGTTTATGGTTTTCCACTTGGCCAGAGTCATATTGAACGGCTTAGCCTCTTTAGCCCCATATCGAAGTGTATAGTAGCGATGATCATGCCATCGGATAACAGCCTGCTTGTGTGGAGCATCCTCGAAGAATGCGACTGATGCGACAACATTGTCGTCTCTCAGGAATCTGACTTCCACCTTATGGGCATTCATCTGTCTGCCTTCAGTAATGAAGAACTGATATCTGAAGATGTCCTTGGTAGTCAGCTTACGAATGCGCTTGCGCAATTTCTTACTTATCTTCATCGCCCGCACCTCCTTTCTTTACATACTTTCTGGCTTCTTTTACGAAGTCTTCTTCAGCTTTAATTCTTTTTTCAAGAAGCTGAGTCATTTGTTCCACGTATTCAAGCTTTACGCCAAAGGAGCGTGTTTCTCTCATTGCTGAATTCAATTTTTCAGCCTTATCCTTTAAAGCCTTTACCTTGCTGCTAAACTCCTCGACGAGACTCATCGAAACATTCTCGTTTAATACGAGTTCTCTCAATTCATCATTCATCGCTCATTCCTCCTTTCTTGTCTCTGGTCCAACTTGGGTGCAGGAGTCCTTCGGTTCCTTGCGAGAGTACCCCCCCGATTTTCTGAAACGCTCGAAGATGTTGTGGCGCTCACTCTGAATCTCCTCGTTGCTTACGGTCCAGCGGTTCTTGGCTTCTGCCTTGCCCTTGTTGTAGGTTTGCCCTGCCTCGTTGCGCTCTCTCTTCAGATCTCTGAGGGTCTGTTCGTATTCCTCCTTGGCCTTCTCATACTCATCGCGGGCTTCACGGAGTTCAAAGTTCGCCTGGTGCTCCTTCTCCAGTATGGCATCCAGGGTATCATCGTACTCCTGCTGGAGGTCGGTAATCTCGGTAGTGTAGGCTGCTCTCAGCTTCGACTGCTTGAAGGTGTTGGCTGCAAGCAGCGTGTGGAAGCCCTCCGTGGTGAGCGGCTTGTCGTTCGCCCCGACGCCCTCATTTTTGCCAGGCGATGGCATGTTATTGCCATCCTGCTGGGCATTTTCCTGCCATGGTGTGGCATTATTCACTTCTTCCTGTGTACCGATATTGTTTGTCTGCTGATCTTTCATAATCCTATATATTTAAATTTTAATACTGCAAAATTACTCACTTTTCTTTAAACGGAAAAAGACGGTTATTTCTTGTCTTCCTCCACCGGGCGCCAGAATACGGCGAAAACATCGTCTTCGGGTGTGAATCCGGCTTCCTCGCTGAAGAGCCACAGGCAGGCGGCTCCACCCTCATAGTGGACGCCTTCCTTCACGATTTCACCCTCTACGTGAATCGATGGGGTTCGCGGGTCTCTGTATTTCACCTTGGTACCTGCCTTCATCTTCTCCACGTTCTTCAGGAATTCGGCCGACTTATATACCTTGATGTTGGTAACCCGGCTCTCCTTTGATACCCCGATATACAGGGGCATGGTGTGGGTCATCTTACCAAGCTTCAGGGCGGCATCTATCACCCACTTGTCGCTGATCTTCACTTCGTCGAGCACGTTCATCGTGGTAACGGTGGTGTCGGGATATACTTTTCTGTATTCCTCCAGAAGGCTTCCGGCTAGTTCTTTCTCTAAATCAGACATAGCTACATCACCTCCCCTCCGAAAAGATAACCACCTATAAACACAAGCATCACCAGGGCAAGCATTCCCACCATGGTCAATGCCACCTCGCCATACGTTACCTTCTCCTCGCAGAGGAAGCTGAAGGTCTCGCTCTTGGTAGCCATGAGACGCTTAGCCTCACGCTTGATTGCACACTTGAGGGATTTCATTCCCTCGTTCACATTCACGTGGATGCCCGCAGGCTTGGCCTGCATCGCATCATTTAATAAAATAGAATTCTGCATATCGCATCATCTGTTAAGCATTAGCAGTGCACTTGTTTCTGATAATAGAAAAGGGTGGCGGCTGCATTCCCCGTTGCTTAACAGATGATGACTTATCCGAGAGGACTAATCAAAAATCTACGGTTCATGCAGCCGCCATGTATTGGGCATATCTATTTCCCCAGTTGGAAAAAATTATTTTCCCAGTTAGGAAAAAGATTTTCCTAGGCATAAAAAAAGCCTGCGGCTGAGAAGCCATAGGCGAAACGGTCGCCCTGCCGGATAGTTTACTATCATCTGTTAAGCGGTGGCAAAGGTAAGAAGAAAATCCGGAACCGCCAAATAAAAATGGGGAAATTTTAAAAAATAGTCGTATTTTTCTTCTAAAGATTAGGATTTCGGGCTATTTTCCGTGGTTTTGGGGAGGAATGAGGAACGAAAAGGAATAAAAAGGAAAGAAAAGGAATGATTTTCCGGAATCAATCGGAATCAATCGGAATCAATCGGAAAATGACCGGGAATGACCGGAATTACGAGCGAATTACGAGCGAAAACGACCGGAAATGACCGGAAACGACCGCAGGATCTTCCTTCGGTTCTGCCACTTCGAGGAATGGATTCCTCGGAAATTCCCCGATTTTCCCCGCATTTTCCTCGATTTTCCGTGCATATTCCCCGATATCTCAATAAAATTCCTTATATTTGCATCGTTTTTCATTTTAATAGAATAATATATTATAAGGTATGGAAGAAAAAGATCTCGCTTTGAATATAGCCCTGATGCTGGTCAACATAATATGTGCCATTGTTTCCGTGGCATGTATGGTTACGGTTTTACTGCGTTAACAACTGTAAGAGCTATTGTTATAATCATGGACACGATGGTAATGAAGGTACAAACTAGGTTGATGTATAGCTTGTACTCATTGAGTCTGTCCATTAAGTCTTGATGCTTTAGGTATTGCGATAAACCCATTTTTGCGGCTTTGCATCCTTTGTTGGTAAGCTGCATTCGCCATCCGATGTTTCCTGTATATGTAATGAGTTCATCTTCTTCGAGCATATAGAGAACATCGTTTTCAAGTGTCCAGTCATTTGCCATATTATCCGCAAATCCCATAATAGCGTCTTTAGGCATAGAAGTTTCATTGTTCATCAGTTTTTCAATGATGGCTTCTGCCAGTTTTATCTGTCTTTTTGAATATATCATAACAGTTAGTTTGCTAAATGTCCCCGGCACGGAATCGTGCCGGGGACTGAGTTATTGAACATGTTAGCTATGCTAACTGCAATGCGCTGATGCGATTGCTTGTTTCCTAGACAGCTATTCTTTATCGTCTGTTGTATCTTTCTTTGGGAATATTGGTGGTATTTTGTTGAGTACAAAAACTACCGCCAGGCTGATTACCGTTGTCACACCGATAGCTATTGCAGCATTGTCATGACCATTCATTGCTAAATTATAAGCAATGTATCCAAAGAAGATGATGAGAATGGTACCCAGGATTTGTCCTAATGTAGCCTGATTGAATTTCCTTTTCACGATTCTCTTCTCCATATCGATGCGATGATCTACCTGCTTCTCGGTCATCGTCATGATGCGGTCGGTTGCGCCTGGCAATGTCTTTTCGTAAGCTTCAAAATGCTCCGGTGGAGGAAGAGGACCGCTAAAGGTTCGCTCTTCTTCAATAGACATCATCGTTGCCAGGATGGCATTTCGCTTGTCTTCTGGCAATTCCTGCAGGATGTCATTAACGTTTGCCGGTATGGCATCCTCAATCTCTGCGATTTCTTTGTTGTCTTCTTTATCTTGCTCCATAAAGTTGTCGTCTATTAGCGTTTAAAACTTTCCTCATATCAGAACCTACTGCTTCCCAGTCTTTCCTCAAGTCAGACACATTGTTGCCTTTCAAGTAATCGTTGAACAGGCTGTTGTCGCCACCGAGGCTTCCTAAACTACGCAAGCCTTCTGCTAAAGGGTGGCGAGCGATGCTCGTAGAGCTAACAGCTCTACGTCTTGTAATTCTTAATGCTCTCATTTTACTTGCGTTGTTATTTTGTTACTATTGATTATATTCGTCCGCTGCAAAAATACATCTTTTTTCTGATACTGCCAAATATTATCGCATTTTTAACTATAATCTTTGGTATAATCTTTAATATAAAGTTTAAAACAAGGAAAAACCCGTTTTCCGGGTGTTTGCAGGAAATATGCAGGCTGGTGCGATGAAACCGCAGCATTCGGCAGGTGCTATCATCAAAATAACGATAGGGAAAAACGGCGATTTGCAACAACTTTTCCACACCCGGTTTTCCAAAAACCTCGATTTCATCGGGGTTTCAGCCGGGCTGAACAGAAGAAAAACACCTGTTTCAGCATTAAGACCCCCCACTGCCCTACGCCCGAAGCCGCCCGCCGCCCCCTGCGAGTTAGCGGTATATGTAAACCACTGTCAGGATTTTTGCAACACAGTAAAGCCAAAGAAAAAGGGGAGCACGCTTCGCAGCGGACTCCCCATGGGAACGCGTTCAACCGAGAACGTCTATCATGTATGTAGGATTACGAAATCGCATTATAACATGGAGCCGGTGGCTATGTAGCCATCAGCCTGAGGATATTTCTCTATGCCTATCATCAGCGTATCGAAGGCATCAGAACCGTCGGTGCGGGCTTCCAGCTTATCCTCTTCGGTCTCTGCCAGCTTCTCTCCACGCTTATCCTTCTTGCCGTTATACACTCCAGCCAGACGGATGGAGATGAGCAGGTCTTCATTGTTCTCGCTATTGATCATGGCTCTGTGCTCAGCCCTTCCGGCAAACATGCGGTTGATGAGCAGCATCTTCTCCAGGTGGCCCATCGGGTTGCCCAGATACACCTCGTTCACATACCAGCCATGGTCGGTCAGGTAGTTGGAAATGAAGGTATGGAAGTCATCATTCATCAGGGCGTAGTTGTTGCCCACGAAGGTGGAGTCATAATAGAAGTTCACCTCCTTGCAGCGGTGGTACTCGTAATACTCCATGAACTTGTCGAGCAGGGCAGGCAGCTTCTCGTCATACTTCACGAATATACTCTTCAGGCAGCGGGCTTCACCCCGCAGGTTGTCCTGTCCCACGGCTATCCAGTTGATCAGGGCGTTGGCATCGAAGGCGATGCATAGCGGGCGGTCGGGATCCACATCATCATCCATGCGTGAATCCACGTGCTGAAGCTTGTCGATGTCATACTCCAGTCCGTCCAGATAGGCGAGGTTGGGTGCCGTATATAGGTTCACGTCCCGGAGATTGGAGTAGAAGCCGTCGAGAGAGATGGAAGGGCGCTTGCACATGATGGAGGTCTGGAAGGTGAGGGCCGGCAAATCTCGCTTCATCTGCTTGATGAAATCCATGCCCAGCACCTCGATGTTATATACTGAAGAGTACTCTTTATAGAACAGTGCCTTGGAGCGCAGCTGTGCCAGGAGCAGACCAATCTCCTTGAGTCGGCGCTTGGCGTACAGGCTGATGTTGCCTGAAGTCTTAATGCGGTTGCGGATATCGTATTCCTCCACCACCAGCGATGAGATGGCATCAATGAGGTGAGGATCACAGTCTTTCTTGTAGTTGAGGAACCAGGAACCCTTCTTGGTTACGGGCATATCCGAGGTGATGAGCATGCCATGGTGGTAGTAGTGCTGCCCGAAGAGGTTCACGTTACCACGGTTGGCAGGAAAGGTTTCATCCTTCAGCTGCTCAAAGTTGATGAACTTCGCCTCGTCTATATCCAGGTAATCGAGTGAGAGGGAGTTGGAGGTTCCCTTGCGGTCCTGCGAGATGATGGTACCGATAGACCCGTTATAGAAAGAGATGGTGTTCTCCCAGTTGGATGGCGGGATTACCGGTTCCGGCCATCCCAGCTTCTTGGGCGGTTTCACGCCGATGAGATAATGCTTGCCCCGGTGGAACCCCCATCGCTCCCAGTGCTGGAGCATGGAAGGAAGGGTATTGGTAAGGCATCGCTTGGTATTGGCAGAGACGAAACCTCCATCGCTGCCAGGCATGCGCTGCATGTTGCGCAGGTTGAAGGTGGCATGCAGGATACTCTTTCCGATACCACGACCGCCCACGACTACAGTGTCGCGGGCGTTGATGAGGTTTACTTCCTGCTGTGCCGGGTTGAAATATTGTTCTATCATAATGATTTCTCCTCTTCCTTAACTTCTTCGGTAGGTGTATATCCCAGGAGCTGCTCGTTGTAGTCCTCGCTCTCGATCCTGATGAGATCCATACTGTTGTCGGTGTATTTCTTGATGAGCTTCCTGATGGTACCCATTACGTTCGGTATGCGCTTCAAGCCGAGATGGCGAGGATCCGAAGTAGGGATGAACACCTGTGGCTGAATCTGGTCGTATCCGTTGTCCACTGGGTCGGCTTTGTCGAGCTGGTGGAACTTGCCGTATGCGGCAGCAGCGGCAGCCATGGCCCGGGCGTCGCCCGTTTCTTCTGCCTTGTCGTAGGTCTGCTGTATCATCTGGTCGAAGCGGTAGCGTGCAAAGTCCTTGGATACGTTCTGAAGATTACCCAGTATGAGCTTGATGAGGTGCAGGTCGTTATAAGCCATCATGCGCTGCACCTTGTAGTCCTGCATGTCCTTATGCACCAGTTCCTGGTCTGTCTTGCGGGGATTGGCAAGCCACCAGGCATAGAGGGCACGGAGCCGCAGAATGCGGTTGCGCACGTTGGCAGGAACGCCCTGTGCTTCCATCTCCTCCGGGGTGCGGTCCATCAGGTCGATGATGGCATCGATGTTGGCTGGTTCTCTCATATTTTATGAAGTTTGTTGGGTTGAATTCTCGGCGAGTCGCTCCTTGGCTACCCGGTCACGGTCGGCACGGGTCACTACGTATGAATCGTAGGTGAGCATGTCGGCACGGTATTTCTTATCGAGATCCGAAAGAATCTTCAGATACTCATATCGGTCGCACGGTTCCTTGTCTTCCATCGCCTTGAGCGTCTCGAAGGTGGATTTTATCTCCTTATATCGCTTGGCGTTGATGTCCCAGAGGTCGGCTACTTCCTTGGGCAGGAAATCGTGATCCTTGCGCTTGCCCTTACGGACAACAGCCACTCCGTCGCTATCCGAGGACGGGAGTTCTGCATCATCCGAAGAACCTTCTTCCTCGATGGAATCGCCGTTTTTCTCCGATTTTCTCTGATTTTCTCCGTTATTCTCTGATTTTCTCTGATTATCTCCGGTATTCTCCGGTTCTCCTTCGGCAATGATTGCCTTGGCTTCAGGAATCACGATTTCGTTCATCTTCCTGACCTCATCGATGGTCATGTTGTCGAGTCGGATTTTGAGGAATTTATTCAGTTCGTACTCTATGTTGGTACGGTATGCCTGTGGCTGGCGGGTGGCTCTGGCATGATAGAAGCGGTCGCGGTTAAGGCGGAAGAGCAGATTGGCGCCCTTGATGATATCTTCGTCTGATTCGTGCTTGGAGTTGAGCCACTCCTGCATCTGTCTGGTGAATTGATGGTCCATATATTATATATAATAAGGTGAGAAACAAACAAAGGTGGCTCAGGCATAAAGCGAGAGCCACCTAAGCTAAAATTCACGTAGTTATGAAAGATGGGTAAAGTATCCGACTCTTATTTTCCTTCTGAAGCTACCCATACGGAACCGTCGCTGCCCTTGATGTCGCCCTCATCGGTCTCAAGCTTGCCGTCGTAGAATGGAGCAGGGCAGAAGTCGGTGGCTTCTACGCTGAGCGTTGAGGTCTTGGAGTCGGTGGCAGAAGCACCGCTGTTCTGGGCAAAGGTTGACTTAACCGGGAACATCTCGTTGCCGAGAATGCGGAATCGGCCGTTAGGATCCTGCTGGGCATATACCAGTTCGTCATTGATAGCCATACGGCCGAAGCCGGTAATATCGGCATCCGTGCCACCGATGATATACTCAGCCTTGTTGAGGAAGGTGGCAGATGGAGCCTCGCCCTGGGTCTCCGTAGTGATGGAAGACTTGAGTGCCACGAGGTCAACCACGTGCCACTTGGCATCAGTGGCCAGCGTGAAGTCGCCTTTATAGGTGGCGAGTTCCTCCAGGCCTTTGGTGGTATCGCCTGGGTCTGGAAGCTTTGGCCATGTAAGGATCTGCGAGAGCGGAATGGCCAGGAACTTAGGCTTAATGCCGGGACGAATAATCGTACCCGGACATTTGCGCACTGATTTATATAAATCTTTGTTAGTACAAACCATAGTTTAATCTCCTATATTATATAAGGTGGAACTTTAGTGGGATTCGCTGCCTGTTGCATCCTTGCCGCTCTGGTCGCCTTCGGTCTGGCTGACTGACGCTGCAGCTGCCTTCTGAATGAGTGGCTTTGTACCATCATCGGTGATGAACAGGGCGCGCTCCTTGTTGATGCTCTCAAACTGGGTTCCGAAGAACTTGGTAGCGATGAAGTCGAGTTTCCATGGACTGTACTTCTCTACGCTAACCTTCTCGGCATCGTTGTTGTTAAGCTCGTTGACACCCACAAGCATATTGTTCTTGGTGGTAAGCTCGAAGAAAGGAGCGTCCTTCTTGTTGGAGAGTGGGGCGAACTCTACATTGCTGAAGCCTTCTACTGTGAGGTGGTTGTAACCCTTGTTGTAAGGAACAGAACCAAACTTCTTGAGGAAGGCACGGTTGTAGAGGTTGACAAACGACTGAGGAACATAAAGGTAAACCTTATCCTCTGCCATCAGCTCCTCATCGGCAAACTCGCAGATGCCCTGTGCGAAATCTACGGCGTTGTCATCGTTGATGGTCTTGTTGTCACCCAGGATATCTGCAACCTTGATGAGGTTTCCGAGGTCGTGAGTAAGCTTGCCGGCATCCAGTTCGGTCTTGGCAATGGTATCAAAACCATTGAAGAGGTCGATGGAACCTGTGCCTGAAGCGTTGCGTACTGCCTTGAACAGCACCTTATCGAGGTTCTTTCCAAGCTTCAGGGCAAGGAGGTTCAGAACCTGCAAGGTGATAGGCACATTCTTCAGGGCATCGCCGTTCATGGCGTTGGCGCCCCAGATGGTGGAATAAACAGAGTTAGGCGAGAACTTGATATCGACGTTGCCAAGGAACACCTCCAGGGTGCGAGGTGTAATCTTGACGTTGCCGTCTGCCACGCGGTTCTCATCGTATGGACCGAACTCAGCACCGCCTGTGAGTTCGCCTACGGTCTCTGAAACACGGATGCCAGGGCGAAGAGTCATGTAGCTGAGTGACTTCTTCAGACCCTTGGTAGGCATCGTGATTAACTGGTTACGGTATTTCTTAGCCGTATTCTGCAGCTGCTCGTGTACATCAACAGGTGCTACAAATTTATTAGTCTCTGGCATATTATGCAAAATCAATTAAAGCGTCCGACACTTGATCTGAGCAGAAGTCCTCTGCCTTGGTATCATCCACGGCAGTGTGGGTGTCTCCACCCGGCTCTTTCTCCAGATCCTTCACTTTCTCTTCAAGGTCTTTCTTGTCCTGCTCCAGGTTCTTGACCTTATCCTCCAGTTCCTTCTTCTCGTTCTTGACCTTATCGAGTTCCTCGTTCTTGGTCTTGATCGAGCTGGAGTCGGCAGCAATCTTATCCTCCAGTTTCTGCATCTGCTCCTGCGAGATGGTGCAGTCCTTGGCCGATTCCTCTGCCTCAATGCCCTCTACGTTGAGAACATTGTTGATGTGAGTCCATTTCTTAATCATATCTATTATATTTTCATGAGAGTTATCCTTAGAATTTTCCTTGCCGAAGATTCTGCCCAGGAATCCCGGTTTCTTCTCGTACCAGGAGTTGACCACTTCTGGCAGCACCGGAAGGTTGTTGTACTTGATGAAGTTCTGGACAGAATCGGTAATCTCTACAGGCTTTCCATCCATCGACTCATCTACGAGTCCGAGGTCTATGCACTCTTCCACGGTGTGCCACTTGGCTTCAGACATCACCTTGATGACATCCTCATGCTTCTTTCCTGAGCGGTCACAATACACATTTGCGATGATGTTGTCAATCTTCTGCTGGTCTTCCTGTTGCTTCTGGAGCTGTTCGATGAGGGTTCCAATCTCCTCCTCGTTGAGGGCACTCCAAACGAACTGTTCCGTGGAGCACTTGTGAACCAGAAGTAAGCAGTACTTGCTCATTCGGATGGTCTTGGCACCCATTGCGCAGAGAGTAGCGGCAGAAGCAGAGAAGCCTGCCTGGAAGTCAACGGTTACATCGCCATGATTCTTGAACATCTGACAGATGGAAAGTCCGGCCGACACCGCACCTCCCATCGAGTCGATAGATACATCGACATGATTGTCTTTGTTCTTTTTAAGGATATCGTGGACCATCATTTTGGTCCACGATCCTATATAACCATTAATTTGAATATGATATTTCATACAACTTAGCGAATTTGATTGCCGCAAAGTTATATAATAATGTAGATAGATAAAAAAACTTATCAGATGATTTGGAGCGGTTTGAGAATGCCTGTCCAGGTGGCAACATAGACAATCAGCGAGGAATCTGTATGCGAGCCTGGCATGTTTTCCGTGCGGGTGAGCACCGGAAATGGGCGATGCTCGTTGCCGATGAGATAGCGGCATCCGTCGGCAGTGGTGACTCTGTAGGCGAGCTGCTTCCCTCCAGTGGCGATTTGTTCGCACGACCTGAAGGTGAGTTTGGAAGTGAAAATGCGGACTTTCGACTCCACTTTATCGGTGATTTCACAACTTGACGGATTTTTGCATGCAATCTGTCGGAAGCTGGCACCCGAAGGAAGGATGCAGGTATGGAGAGAGGGAAAAGCCATCCCCTTGAGGTTTTCTGCCTCCGTAATCTCCACCTTAATGATGTTTTTGATGTATGCCATATTTCTAAGTTGTTTGGTTATTTCGATGTTTTCCGCTTTGTTCGGAGTTGTTTGCCGAAGCGGAAAAAATATAGTTAATCTTTACTAAACCTTGTTGTAGAGTTTAAATTTACGCCTTTTTTTGCGTGCTGATCGCGCATTCTATAGAAGCATTGGCGCACGGTATCCTCGTAATCGATGCCGATGCCATGCTGCTCGCACCAGGCAGAAATGAGGGAAGAAAGCTTGCAGGAGCGGTCGGCAATATCCTTCAGGGATGCCCAGAGATCCATCTTGAAGAGGTCGGAAACCATCTCCTTCACGGCTCTTCTGGCACGTGGTCCGAGGTAGTTGAACTCCTTCACCGGCTTCGCCTTGGAATCAGGAAGCTGAAGGGCAAGGTAATCGTCCGGACTGGTGAGCCATCGCTGCTCCTCGTACTCCTCGTCGCTGAAGGCATGCTCTACACTCCGATGCAGCTGGGCGGCCTTCTCCTTCTGCATCTCGTCCTGACTCTCCTGTTCTACTGGAGACAATTTCTCGAAAGGAGGTTTGCTCGTGAACCGGCGGATCACGGCCACCTCGTTGCCGATGGCAGGGAAGACCACGGGATCGCCGTAGCTGTGGTATGCCCACTGCCTGATATGTTTGGGAACCTTGATGTAAACTACTCTATTCATGGGTCATTTTTGCCGCAAAGATACAAAGAAAATCTGAGATACCAATGAAGATAAGTGAAAAACTTATTTTTATCAGTAAAGTTGGTGTGATGTAATTTCGTCCGAAAAGTTTGTATTTTTGTATCATGTAACTTTGGCTTTGTAACTAGCTGATAATCAGTATTGTTTTCTTGATACATTTTTTTGATACAAAAAAGTGGACCAAAACAAAGTTGTAACATAACCTATATGAGGAGGTAAGGTGCTGATACAAAAAGGGCTTGTTACAAACTCGAAAAAGTTTGTAACTAAGTTGTAACGCAACTTTGTAAACGGCTTCCACTGGGCGTAAAGCCCTCTTTTCTAGTTATTTATATCTTTTCACCAACATTCTGTTACAGAGTTACAAAAGATTTGTATCATAAATTAGAAAGGGGTGGAGGGGAAAACGGCTGAAGGCGTGGGAAAAGGGCTAAAATAGGCCAGTCGGACAGCCGGAATGGCAACTGCTGACAACGAAAAAGGGAGCGATGAACAGTTGCTCATCACTCCCTCGTAACATGAGAAAAGAAATATAAAAATCAGCGAATTTCGCTTGAAAATTTTGCCGAAAATACTTGCATAATTCAGATATTTTTTGTACCTTTGCACTATAACTTGGGGCTAACTACTCTATTATATATGGAGGGTTAGAAAGGGTCATTGCTATTGGTATCTACCTTACTCCAGTCGATTGTCGATTGATAATCGCCCTGTTTTGCCTGAGTTTCCTCTTTTTGAAGATCACTCTTCTTGCTTCTGAGATAAATCATCTCCACTGGGCTTCCTTCAGGATGCGCAGGATCTCTTCTGATGATGCGATGCTGGCTGTTGCAAAGGTCTGAAGGGTTGAGTGAATCAACGTAAGGGCAGAGTTCTACAAATGCCTTCAGCTTCTTGGTGAAGCTCTGTGTGGTAGCCTTGTTGAGACCGGAGAACTGCTTGAAGTCGGTAAATGCCTTCTCTCTTACGATAAACTGATCCAGTCTTCCACTCTCCTCAGAGAAGTAAGAACTGGCCCAATCCTCGAAGTTAACGCCCATATCAGCCTTGAACTTGCGCTTTACGATGTTCTCCATCGGTGGAAGTATCTTGATAGGTTCTCCGGCCAATGAGAGGTAGAATCGGCAACACTGCAAGAAAAAGTTGATGTCTGCATTCCATTCGTCTTCAGAATATGTCTTTGAGAACAGATCCTTGTCGAAGTCATCACGTATGCTTCGGGTCTCCTGATAGTCATTATCCTCTGTGCGCTGGTGATAATAGTCGGAGAATACCATATAAAGCAATCTCGCCTCTGAAGACGGGTCGAAGTCTGCTGGCACGTAGTTGGTAGTGAAAGCAATCTTCGGGCTGTCCTCGAAAGGAATAGTGAAGCTCTGGTTGTTCTTTGGGTTCACGGTCATATCTGAAGTAATATTATCATAGAATAGTCCGGTGTTGAGATACCGGTCACAGTCATCAAGCAGCAGCATCTGGGTGTGCTGGGTTACCTGGTCGAAGACGTGAGGGTTGTCCATCAGCTTAGGATTTCGTCCGGACAGTTTTACGGTCTTCATCAGCAGAGAAAGCGTCTTGAAGAAGAAACTCTTTCCCGAACGGCCATTACACTCGTTGTCTTCGCCTATCTTATTATCCATGGCCATAGGCGCCCATGCTCGTGATGGTGACTTGTAGTGATGAAGCATATAGCCGAACGTGAATATCTTGTTGATCAGGTTCTGCTTTTGTTCTGCAATCTCCTTTTCATCCAGTCCTTCTCCGGCAATATCAAAGAGGTGTGCCTTGTGGTATGCCTCTTTCTCATCGATACTCTTGTCCTCGAATCTGTATTCCAGTTCCTTGCGCCAGTAGGTGCGTGAAGCGTTTATCAGATAGCCGAAGAAATGGGAACTTACGTTCTTCACTTCGATATCAAACTTCGGCCTGCCATCCTCATCGATGGTACGGGAGATGGTAAACATATCGTCCAGCTTCCTGAAGTTGTGGTCGATGACGTTCTCCTGCCACACATAGTTCTTTAGGGAACTTCCTTCCCGCTGATACTCCGTCAAGTCGTTTCTATCTACCTCCACGCTTACACGAGGGAAGAAGAACAGCTGGGAGTGATTGGTATAGCTGGTAAAATCCAGCGTTATCTCCTGGAGAGAATCGAGTGCTGCGCTTGAGAGCTTCGGGGTGTTGAGCACCAGGTTGAGGATATCTCGCTTCTCGGCTCTATCGATGACCCATTGGCGGCAGAACTCACGGATGTCTCTCGTGGTGATGAGCTTGACTATATTACCGGTGACGCGAACGTACCTGGTAATGGTAGAGTTCTCGTCATGGAGCGTGTAGAAGCCGTTAAGGCGAAGGAAATTGTACAGACACGCCGTATCGATATAATGGTCCCAGGTGTTGGCTTTCTTGTTGAGCTTACTCACCCAGAAGCGTGCCGGCATGGCCAGCGTCATGAGGTTCCTGAAGTCCTTGCGGGTGTTGCGGAGTTCCATCCAGTCGCGGAGATCCTTGCGTCCTTTGCCACGATTATCGTGGTAGGTGCGAAGCCACTGGGGAAGCCAGATGGTATGTATATCGATAAAGCGGAGTGCAAGTTCCGTTCCCTTGGCGATGCCTGTCTCGTCGATATCGGGTATATTATAGAGAACCTCTACATATTTCATGATTTCTTTATACTCTTCTTCGCTGAGCTTATAGGTCTCGGAATTGAACCATAATGGATGATATCCGAGCGAACGGCAGCAAAGGCTGTCACGTTCACCGCTACAGATGAAAGCTTCAGGAAGTTTCTTCTCCTTATATACCTTGGAATCATCGGTATTGGTCTTGTTGAATTCAGCCATTTCACGGGCGTTGAACTCGTGATAAGCCTTCTTGAGTTCTGCCAGGCCATTGATATACTGCTTTGGCTTGACTCCATCTGGAGTATAGGAGAACCTCCACTGCTTGCTGAAGTTGAGTGGCTCATATATCTTATAAAACTTGACTTCAGGTTTCTCTCCAACGGCAGGGGAAACCAGACATTCACGCATAAAGATAGGGTAGTGCTCGTTGCTGTACTTGATTTTTACTTTGCGGTCTTTTACGTAGCCTATCCATTTGGCGGAATGCCAGTTGAGGGCATCTACATGGTCTTGCTTGACGTTCGGACCAAGAACCTTCAGTTCGTCCTCGGTAAACTTCTCGTTGAGTTCAAAGATACGAGTGCCATCCTTCTCATCGATGGTGGCATCACGTTCGGCGAACGTAGGCTTATTGACATCCCTCTTTAACTCATCGGAAATATTATACTCCGATGCCAGTCTGAGGATGGCATCGGGAAAACGCTCGATATTCTTCTCCTTCATATAGAGATCTATCGGAGACTCAGCGACTCCTTCTCCACCGAAATCGGTTACCTTCCAGCAGTCCTTGAATTTCTTAAGAGCGCAAGAAGGAGTCTTTTCGTTGCGGATGGCAAAGTGCTTTTTGGGCGTGCCAGTCGAACAGTATTTCTGTACGCATTCCTTGGCGTCCGGGTATAATCCTATGATTATATCCAGTCCGTCGTCGGTTGCCTGGTAAATTTGTTCTGCTTTGATCATATTTCTTTTCCTTTTAAAATCTGCCTGCAAAGATAAAATTTCGCAGGCTCAAAACAAAATACTTATTGTTGGTCGCATGGCGGTTCTGCGCTATGCTCAACATATCTGTGGAGAGGAGGGCAGTATCTTCCACTGATACAGTTGATGCCCTCCTTACACTCAAGACATTTTTTAGGAGACATCGACGTTGAAATTCTCGTTGCTGAGAAGCATCTTGGTAGAAATGTATTCCGGCTTCTGCTCCTCGTCATTCCAGATGATCTCTCGGTAATCTCTTTCTCCAACTGCGCACTCCATGGCGGTTCCGGTTTCTGTCCACTCCACGATATGGTCTTTGTCGAACTCGTCTCTAGCCGGAACCATGCCGAGAACACGGAGTCCGAACTTGGTGCGTCTAATCTCACTGATGGCTGCCTTCGGGAATTTCTCCATGATGGCATCCTCTAAGGTTCTGACCTTATTCTTCTTCTTTGCCATTGTCCTTCGTTTTATATTTAACAATAGATAGTTACTTCTCCCACAAACCTTCGTTGACGACCTCATCAATCATTTCTCGCTGATAAGGCTTCCAGTTGTCCTTCTTGATCTTGTCATAGATGCCTTGTGCTGACATGTCGAATTTCAGCTGAAGGGCAAGAATGAACTTGTTTCTCTTCTTGCGAGGAATCTCGTTGTACCATTCGAGCAATGAATTTTTTTTCTCACTTTTTTCCTTATTTTCTTTCATATTTCAAATATTATTATTAACTTTGTTGCAAAGTTACGAATAAAAAATAGAATATCCTAATGATAATTAGTAAAATTACTTAGGATAATAGGTTAAATATTATTAATTAAAATGTAGGATTATGTTTAATGGAAAGATACTCAGGGAGTTAATAGCAAACGCGGGTTTGACTAAGAAAGAGTTTGAAAAACAGATGTTCGGTAGTAAATCGACCGACCTCTACCATTTAGAGAATGCGAAGAATCTACGTAGTGATACACTTGAGCGTCTTCGTGAAGTACTGAAGTGCTCCATGGACGATTTGTTCACTGCACCATCGTGGGCCGCAACCGGAACGAACGGTTCTGTAGGTTCCAATAACATTCTGTCAAATGTAGCCATCGGTGGTGCGACGATGGAAGTACAGTATTTAAGGGATTTAATACAGGAGAAGGACAAACGCATCAGTACCTTGGAGAACTACATCAAGCTGTTAGAAAGTAAGGAAAATCGGGACTAAATCCGAACGATAGTTAGTAAAATGCCTGCATTATTATAATGTACGCGTATGATTGTATAACTTGGCTATGGTATTATTATCAGCTTCTTGCGTTGTAGCGGTAGGAAGACGAGTTCAGTCCTGCCGCCGCAACTATCTTGAGGAAGTGATTTAGTCACTTCCTTTTTTGTATTTATACACTTTGAGTTTATATTTCCTTCAATTTTCTCCCATTTTGCCCCAATTTTCATCAGATATTCATTTGATTTTCACCATATTCCATTTTTTAACACTAAATATTTGCGTATATCGAATAAAACCACTACTTTTGCACAATAATATTTTAATGTGCAATCGTTTAATTAAAGGAAAGGCTTCGTTATGTCAGTATCCAAAACAAGACAAAAACT